CGAACTTGGTCACTGTGACCCCAGTACCTGCACCTGTCATTGTGAAACTTCCGTCTTTACCGCTTGCTAGTTCATTAGCCATTTTTATGCTCCATAATTGTAGGTAACTGCAACATTTAATAGCACGCCACCAATTGGGGCGATACTTCCATCATCTATTTCCACAGAGTTGATCTTCGTATCTACTGCAAAACCGCCCCTGTGTCTATCTAAGTAAAGTTTATCACGAACCGCGTCTATAATCTCGTTTCTCAGTGTATCGAGTTTATCGCCTTTTACGTACACTTCAAGCGCGTAATTAATGCGAAGGGTCTCCAAAACGTCACCGTAAGACTCGATTATCAGCTCTTCACCTGAGGTTGTGACCATGATCGCTGGGAATTGCGCGTTGGACAACTCTGAAGGGTCAAAAGATTGGCGGGTAACATGAGCAACCACCGGAGAGGTTATGCCCTCCAGTGTCTCTATAAGATTATCAGCGATATCCTCCCTCATACTACCCTCGCAAGCTCTTTACTGAATATCCGGTTAATGGTCGCCTGCTCTCTATCTGTAATGCCCCACCACGGGCGTAGAGCATGAGTCCGAGCGGCCTTCTTCTTCTCCGCTGAAGAGCTGAAGAACAACTTAGCTCGATTGCGGTTAGCCTTCCAGTGTATGGATGCGAGCATTCGGCCTGTGAAGTGATGATTCACTGGGGCCGTCTGCCGTCCTTTACTCTCTCTGTGCTCGATGTAATCAGCAGAGTAGGGCTTAAACTTACCATTCAAGCCCTTACCTCTAGCCGTTCTATGTTTTATAGATAGCTCTTGCGCTGCTGCTGCTCTAGCCAGAGCGCGTTTGGTGGCTCTTCCTATGCTGCCTTGCAGCCTCTGGAAAACGCCATTGTCTGAGACGGTAATCTGCATTACCGCACCAATCGACCGTGATGAACGGGAGCTTTCTCGCTATCTGAGACGGTATCGTCCTCGTTAGCGTCATACTCAACCCCATCTCTTAACACGGCCTCGAATTCATTAGCATACTCGCCACGATAATGGTTCATCTGCTTTTCAAAGCGATCTTGTTCGTCTGACCACTTTGTTAATTTGGGGAACACATACCAACCCAGCACACGGTACACACCGAGCCGGGTTAGCTGTGTCGGGGTCAATAGAGTGGAATCCATCTCACCTGAATAACCTGTCTTGACGAACCAATCGGCGCGTAGTTGTCGATAAATATCGGCTTCCGCACGGGCGTGGTCGTCTGCAAAGTCCTCAATCCCGAAGGACTCAAGGTCTGGTACATAATCCAGCAGGTCATTGTCGTCTGATAGTGCCACTCTATTAATCCCTATTTACTACTAAATACCCGCGTCGAAGTACATCTCAACACCGTAAGTGTCGTCAAGCTCACCAACACCATAAACCGCAGTGGCGTTAAGCTCCCAAGCTCGCAAGGACGCGTTACGCTCTGGCTCGATGTCAATGTCGCGCTTCATAGCCAGACCAAGAGCATCAACCGCGAAGATTGCACCTTTTGAGTCGCCGGAGCCATCGACTGCAACATTAGCCGATGAGAAGATATTTACACCGTGAATGCGAGCAACGAAGCCTTCACGCATGGCCTGATTCTGCATGTCACCGGCATTAGGATTGACACCAGCCGCTGTGAGAGAGTTGATCATTGCATACAACTGAAGCGGATTGAACACACCAACCAACTGGCCATGCACCTTAGCGTTACGAAGCGTGGCAACAGCCTGTGCAACGTAATCTACACTTAGCTCTGTAGTGGTAGCTCCGAGTGAAGTAGAGAAGCCGTCAAACAGGCCGATCAGGTCAGTATCCAGTTTAGTAGCTACAGCAGAACCGAGAACAGTACCAATATCAGAGGCAGCGTTACCTGAGCCACGTACCGCCATATCAGTCAGATCAGCGCGTACACCATGCTCACCAACAGCGATTGATACAGAGCTGGTAGTGACCTCAGTAGCCGCCATATCAGTACCATCAGTCAAAGCAGCCGCAGAAGGCTGGCTGTACTTCGGTACTTGAATCGTGGTTCCAGCGGTTGAGCCAATGTCAAAATTCTTGACTAGCCCACGCATGATGGACTGCTCTTCGGCGGTAAACATTGCTTGCGCGATGATTGTGGGGAACAGGTCGTCAAGACTCGTTGCGGTTGTTTCATTAGCCATTATGTTTGTCTCCTAGACAGTATTAAAAATAGTTCATCGGTTGCCGATTGATTTAGCATATTCAGCTTTTCCGCCTGTATGCCAGTTTGCAACCATATCAGCCACCGTTTTAGCCTTCGGAGTAGAGGATCCAGCATTTCCGGTTGATCCGGTCCCACCTCCACTTGCTTTAACAAAATGGGGGTTCGCTGTTAGGAATTCGCCCACTAATTCAGACGGTTTCATCAAATCACCGTTTTCACTATAGCGGGGGTTTCCACTTGTGTCAATAACTTCAGCCACTCCCTCACCATTGATGCGTAACTGGTTGCGAATTAACGAGGAAACCTGATCTGGGGCAATAGCATTTAAGCTGCTTGCTGCCGTCAGGATAGCCCCATCAATGGAAGTCTTTTGAATCTGTGCCTGTAGCGCGGCGATCTCTGTGTCTTTCTTCTCGACCGTAGTTTTTAGAACCTTGTCGAATTCCCCGCGCTGTTTCTGCTTGTCTATCTCAGCGGCTTCTTTATCGCTTTGCCACTGCTTGTACTGGTCTACATCAACATCAGCGTACTTCGTATCGTACTTTTTACGTTCACGGTCTAGTCGTTTACTGACCATTTTATCAACTTCGGTCTGCGTGAATGTTGCTTCTGGTTCCTGATTTTCCGTATCAGTGGACGTGGTTACTTCGTCAGTCATTGGTATAGCTCCTCTTTCGAGTGGTTAAAAATTCTATTCCTTGCTCATGCTTTTAATCATAAGCTCGTTTGTTATGGTCTCCATCAACATAGAAACCATCCCCTCTTCCTCTTTCTCTACATGCCTAGCGAACTCACTAGCCATCTCTATAGCTCTATCTGGAATTGGCTTCTGTCTACTGATATTTAATATCGCTTCAAGCGCTGGACTCATGGTGCAACCCCTTTAGTTAGATTGTCGAACACCTTCTTAATCCCTTTATCTACGATGTCCTTTCGCCCCATGTGGTACAGGGTGAAGTTTTCAGCGAACCACTCTTTTTCGTTCACGTCCGCGTACTTTGTAGGGGAGAAGGTACGATCCATTTTGCGGGCTTTCTGTACCAGCTCAGAGCCTAGCGTCAGCCCTTGATAACTCATGCCCCCGTATGAGTCGTGCAACTGGTGGCCCATTTCGTGGAAAACCAAGGCGCGAATCTGCTCATCAGGCTGAGAAAACAGCTCTGCACCAATCCAAGCCCTATCCTCTCTATCCCCGTCTGCTGCCCATTTTGTGGTATTTAAACCTGTACTCCACAAGTCTTGTGTATCCATCTTAGCAACCGCACGCCTACGTTTCATTTGCTCTAATTTACTGCGAAGCCTATCAAGAGGCTTACCTGTAACCCCTTTCTCTATCGCGGCATTAATTTCAGTTTCCAGCTCACCGAAACGCTTATGCGCGAAAAGAAATTCTTTTCCACTGCTTTGTATTTTCGCTTTTATCTCTGGCTTCAACGGTCTGGCGTATCGATTTACGACTGATGAGTCAACGCTTAAAATCCCCTCCCCCATAGAAGCAGCGGTTCTGCCTGCTAGATTCTTAGCCCTTACCGCCCTAATCGGCATACCACCCATTTGGACAACTGCGTCTTGCGCGTCCACAATCGCTTTATCAACCACCTCTCTAGCGTGAGGCTCTAGCTTATCCAGCTTGACCTTCCCAAGTAGGTTTTTCGGTTGGATCTTATGGTCTGCATACAAAACGTGCTGCCCGTCTTTGTGTGGGTACCTTTGATCTGCCATACCCGCAGCTACTACTGAATCTACAGAGGGGTACTTAATCTTTCGAGCCTGTGGCTTGCTTACAGGCTCCTCCTCTTCCTCCCGTACCTCCCCGCCCTCTAGTTCAGCCAAATGCTCAGGGTCAACAGGGATGAAATGATGGCGGCAATTGAATCCTCCGCGATCAATAAACGGATCCGTGCCGCTCTTACCTTTCCACTGTTGGTTGCTCCAGATCTTCTCTGCTTCTGCTGTGCTGTAGGTTTTATCAACATGATTTGAGCAGAAGGAGCGACTGTCTTTAATCAGCGAGCCATAGTATAGATAATGGTCAAGCCCCGCCTCTTGCGCTTTGTGACGGGTGTACGTGCCGTTGAACTGCATCAGACTATCGTGAACCATCTGGCTTGAATAGCGGCGTAGGTTCTGACCCACCATATCTTGAGCGAATTGGGTGTGGAGCTTTTCGATTGCCTCAGCTACTGCCTCACCTTTGGCCGGGTCGTCTCTGTACTTATCCACAAAAGCAACCAAGTCTTTCGATTCATCTGTCACAATGTGAACACCGTTGATAGACTGCTGGAGATCAACAACCAGATCCTCAAACTTCCGGCCCGTCAATACGCTCTGATAGGTAGCGTCCGCCATTTCATTCACGAACTTTAGCCCCAGATCTTGAAAGCCGTGGAAATACTGTTGCTTGAGCTGCTTGATTACCGACTTGTCAACCTTCGTGAAGTCACTATCAAGATTAAGTTTACCGAATAAGCTATTGATCCCTTTGGCTGATTCATTGTATCCGTCTACCGTCTTTTGCGCCCAAGGGTTGTACTCTTTCCCGAAGTCCTCAGATAGCTGCTTGCGGAACTGGATAGCCCACTTCGTATCCCATAGCACCCCACCTTTGACGGGAGCATCCTGCAAAGCAGATACAACGCTACGCTCCAGCTTGCGAAGGGACCTATTGAGGGTATCGATATGCGCGGAGTCTAGTCCGTCGAGAATAGCGTCTTGATTATCCCCTAGACGGCGGTAGAACTCCGGTATATTAATCGCTGCCATTATCTGGCTCGGTAAAGACTACCCCTTGATCTATCTCCCCCTCAATAGTCTCAAGAATCTCATCATCAGCGACTAATGCCGCGATCTGCTTAGACACCTCTTGATTGAAGGTGCGAGACTGTACCCCGCTGGCTTTAGCCATTTGGAAGAATTCAAGGTCTGAAGCGTAGTCGCGTATGTCAAAACTATCTGGATAGTCAACCTCAATATCCGCATTCGTACCCTGCCAAATATCCCAGAGCTTCCACAACTGTTCCTCTGCAAGCTCCAGTAGATCCGCTTTCTCAGACAATCGCGTGTTGAGCATTTGGAACTCGGTCTGTAGCGCTACACCTGATTTGGCTGAAGATGCTTGTGTTGAACGCACACCGCCCAAGTGACCCATTCGGTTGATAGCCTCGACCTTCTTATCGATTGAATCCATTACTGAGCCAAGAGAAGCGCCTGAAGGCTGGAGCAGGAAAGGTTTGATTGCCCCATCCATATCATCAGGCATGTTAATCACACCTCCAGCCCCCGCGCTTGCGTCTGTTCCTACCGTCTTAGCAAGTGATGGATGGTTAGATATACGGATGAGCTGTTCTATCTCGGATAACTCAGAATAGATAGCCTTCTGGAAGTCTGCAATATCAGAAATATCGCTGATGCCCACGCCACGCAATGGGGATCGCGAAGAGTAAAGCGTGATAGCGGGTACTAAACCGATTGGATTAGGTACGCTCTCTAGCAACTTAGCCTGCTCTCCCTCGACTTCATAGAGATTGACCTCTTCAGCAGACCACTCTCGAATTTGCACCGTGTCACCGCTGAAGCCCTCTCGATATTTGATATAAGTCAAAACGTAACGACCTGATGCTGCGCGTTCGTACCTCCAGTCAAGGATGTTGTCAGGGGTGACAACAGAGACGTAAGGGCGCAAGCCTTGATCTATCTCATCTTGCAGCGTCTCAGCAGTGGACTCTGGCTTGTCCATCATGATCACACAATGCCCGTATACCCCCGACCACGCCCCAGCCTCTCGCATGAAGGCGTTAAATGTACGTCCATCAAGATCAGCATCATCCATGAAGGATTCAATGGCCAGATTACCCCCCGGTAAAGAGCGGGTAGGAGGGATGCGCCAGATAAAGCTATTGTAGATCTGGATGATGTTGTGGCAGTGGTTGTCGCAAGGCGTAGAGTCTATGCGCTTGTCATATTCAGCAGCATCCTCTTCAATATAAGGCGTTAAGTACTTACCCCCAGCGTATTCCGCCCCGCCCATGTAGCTGCGAAGATAGAAGGCCCATCGCGCGATATTCGCGTCATAAACGGCATTGGTTTTGAGAATGTCTTCTACTGTTTCCATCTTAACTCCACCTTTTCGGTTGATTGGCTTTCGGCTTTAGCTTGATTGGGAATTGGCGAACAACAAAGTAACCAGCAGCGTCTAAAATATGGTCTAGCCCACTGGATTTGTCGGGATCCCCATTCTTATCATAGGCCTGTTGCTCCAATGATAACGCAAGAGACGGGCATTGCTCAATATTTACGCAGTAGCGGGTATTTCCCATCGGATCCAGCAGCGCACGATTGAACGATGCAACCCTATCTTTCACCCGACCGTTGCGCCGGGGGGCGTTGATAGAGAACCCCGCTTGCTTGAGCTGTTTTATATCGCTCTGTGCTGCACCTGTAGAGCTTCCCGCGCCTCCGCTAGCATCAGGGTAGATGATAATGGGATGGTCGCCGTAACGCTCTTTTAGCGTCTTTATAACAGCAGGAGTATCCACCCCGCCTGTTATCTCAGAAACTGCGTGCGCTTTACCTTTGCGCATTACGTGGACGACTGCTGCCATGTGATATATGTTGAAATCCAAACCAATATGCAGAGGCTCACCCTTAGTGATGGTGGTATCTACATCCTGAGCCTCACGACTAAAGTTAGAATAGACTGATCCAGAGGTGAGGTTGACAAACTCCCCTTCGAGATACGCCTCTAGTAGTTGGGCTGGGTACGTCTCCCGTAAAAGGTCCACATAGTCTTCAGGCAGATGAGGGTTGGAGTAAGTGGGGGCGCGTATGATCTCGTAAGAGGGGGTACGCTCTTTGACCCACTTTTCATACACAAACCGATAACCCTCTGGTGTAGTCCCAACTGCAACCGTGTTTTTCCCTTTCTTCTTCTGCCTGTTTCTAGCAATGATCCGGTTCCAACAATCGCGCGCCTTGTCAGTTGGCATGGTGTCAAGCTCGTCAACCATTGAATCACTGACCTCGTAACCCACGATACGCTCGGGATTATCCATTGTTCTAAAAATGATCTGCTTTCCGTTCACATCGATAATGTGATCCGATTTGTTGATCTTGTATGGGACACCCAAACCATCTAGCGCCTCAGTAAAGCGAGGGTATGCAATCGTTTTGATAAGAGGATAGGTGGGGAGGTAGTAAGCTATGTTGCCCCCATCCCCAAATATAAGGGTTAGCGTGCGCAAGAGCAGAGCGTGAGTCTTGCCGCTGCCATACCCACCCACAAAAGCTGGGTAGGGGGCCGTTGAGTTAACTAAAGCCGTTTGTGGCTTAGTCGCTCTCGCTCGGACCCGCATCGTCTACAACTTCAAAGCCTGTGATCGTGTGTTCTTGCTTAACTTCCTGCTTGTCTGTCTGATCCAACCAGTTCTTACCCAGCCACACCAGCATTGTGGTGTTGCCCTCCATAGCCTCGGAATACTGTCGTCTGCGCAGACTCATCTTGCCCCCTGCGCTCTTTTGTTTGAAATAGTCCGGAAAAGATAGTTTCTTTTCCCTCTTAC